GCTATTCGCATTCTGCGCTTTGATGTCAAGGGCGACAGCATCATAGGAGAGCCAAAAGAAATTATACGCGGAGGTAGTCATGTACAAAAAAATCCTATAATCAAGGCAAAACAAAAAGTAATGCCTTAAAAAAACTAAATGTAAAATAAAAATAAAAAACTAAATGTATATTTAATTTTCATAAAATACCTATATTAGTCAGGCAATCCTTGATGAAATTGATAAAATCATCATGTTCCTTTATTTCGCCATCCGTTTCATTTTCCCTTGATTTCCTTGCTAAAGAAGCATTATAAGATGCTACATCCATTGCTGTATGTAGGTTATATGCCTCCATTTCTGCAGCATTGATCAGTTTGTCTCTACTCATTGGTTTTTCAACCCTGATTGGAAGAGCCCTGGTAATAGTTTGTTCTTGCTTTACTCCATTCGTATCTCTTATTATAGACTCGTTTTGATGGTCAACAAAAACGGTGATATATTTTCCTTCATCGATGGAAATACATTTACCACCTTTCCATGTACTCTCTGAGGTGTTGAGGTCCATATCTTTTGACGAAGGAACCTCTACGTAATTTTTTCTAATCATTTTCTATATATTTTAATTGATTCGTACTGTCTTTGAATATATATCCACATTGATTTATAATCAATGCATCCTCAATCGGAAGAATTTCTTCTTTTGAATATTCTTTTTCAACGGCACGGATAAATTGTATTATTCCCTGGTAATTTCCATGAAATTCTCTGGCCATTATTTTACCCGTTGGTTTGCTGTCATTTCCAATTTCTTCTACTCCGATAAGGCATTTTATCCAATTGTCTATACCCTTGTTCTGTCTTATTTCATAATCAATAATAGATATCGTTTTACCTTCAATGCTTTTTACATCTGTGTTTTTTGCATCAAGACTTCTATTTATCTTGATCTTTTCGGTTAAGTTTTTTAATTTCATTTTTCTTTCTATATTAATCATTAAGGAGTAGCAATCCGCATCTTTCAGTAATCCGAAATAGCTTCCCCAACTCCTGTCATTATTCGTTTTTTTTGCTATAGCTGCAGTACTCTTCCTTATTTTCACATAGCCCTTATCATGCCAGTCTTTCCTTAATATATTCCGATGATAAACATCTCCGCAAAAATCACAAGGTTTTTCTAACGGCTGAATAATAGTCCTGCTTCTTTTTGCTCTCATCTTTAATTCATACCACCAATAGTTTTTTATTCTCCATTTTGCCTGCTGCGCATCTTCTTTTGTCTCAAATGGAATAAAGACATCATCGGCAAATCTAACAGCATCTTTAGATATATTTTTTATGAATTTGTCAAAATCAAACATTACTATATGATGTGCAAATGGACTTGTCGGAGTCCCGATTGGCAAATGCCCATTATACATACATACATTTACTGCGAAATCTATAATAAACTGATCTGAAATAATTCGTTTCAGCATTTTTCTGAATACTGATACGGAAATATGAGCATAGCATTTTCTCTGGTCGATGATCAAACAATATTGATATTGTCTCAAATCGAAATAAATATGTTTTAATTTATGCATCAATGATTTTTCCTTGATACTTGATGTTATTCCATATCCGTCTTTGCAGTTATATGCTATTTTCTGATCATACTTTTCGTAATAAGGCTGTAATTTCAGCATAATTGTATGCTGAAAAATGCGAGTAATAAAGCTAGGGCTATCAATATTTCTTTTCTTTCCGTCATTATTCGTCTTATATAATCTTCTATAAGAAATATATTTAACATAAGAACCGTCCAATATGGATGGATATAATTCTTCTATATTCTTGTTCATATTTTCCAAAAAAGCTATAACTTCAGCATTCTTCTTATGGCCTTCTATAGCTTCTAAGGTCCCTTGTCTTAAATCTTCTTTTGTTATAGTACAATTCATTTCAAAAGGGTTTTTACGGCAGTCATAATGACTGCCGGGCATTACCTGCCATGGTCTTGTATTATTTTACCTTTCCCAGGTATGAATATGAAGGTTCATCTTTATTTTATTCTATTTTGGGCAGACCCGCCAATATTCGGATTAGTATTGGAACAAGCATTATTCGCATTCATATAACGGGGAGAACATTCGCCGTTATTAGCATTACCACGAAATAACGCGGCGGCTTCATATCCATTATTTCAACCGAGCTGTGCCATTTCGGAGGTTATATCCTATTGCATAACTTGATGACAGCCTCTCGGATTTTTAAAATCGAATGGGATTGCATCCCATTTAGTTTCGCTTGCAGCGAGCTGCGCTATCCTATAAGGACTTGGGCAGACCCGCCACGATTCGGAGAAGTATCGGAACAAGCATTATCCGCAGACATAGAACGGGGAGAACAAACGCCGTTATTAGCATTACCACGAAAAAACGCGGCCAACCTGAACCTGCTGTTGATAACATTACTCCAATAATTATTCTCAAACTGATAGAAGCATTGCCCCGTGGAAATGCTCCCTCCATTTACCGATTTCCATGGAGTAAGAGGTATCCTTGTCTTGACGAACGAATCGCCAAGAGTTATTCCCGACCATATTTTTGGGTATTGATTTTCAAAATCAAATATACCCAAATTAGTTTTCGACACATCTGTCTCGTTAAGCCACTTTTTCTGATCTGTCTGGAGATAGATATCCACCTTGTCTCCGTGATGTCCCTGCGCAGTATTTGTGCAAGTTCCAACTTCCTCATATCCACCACCCCAATAAGCCCAGATGTCTCCTGACAGGTTGAGACCTTCGAATAGTGACATTCTCAGGTTAGTTATCAATTCGTAATCTGTAGCATTTCCAGCAGAGTCATATCCTTGTATGTTGAATGTCATTTGTTTATATACAATGGCATTCATTTCTCCGTCATCTTCCGGAGTGAATTCTGACGCATCTGCATATTTGTATATATGGTCGTAGAAAGTGAATTCATCTCCTGGATTGAGAGATATTTCCTCGCAGAAACTTAATGCCATCTGCGATTCAAGACATTGTTCTTTTGGATAGTAGCTGTTTAACAAATTAGATGCATCTGTCTTATGTCCGGATGCGTCTATGTATATATTCGGCTGTTGATTATAGCTGCAATAGCTATAAGCCGTATCTCCTATTTTTCTGTATTTCAGACCTCCGTGAGATAAAAAATCTGATTCACTGTTACACGGATCATTAGAAGAAATCCCACTTGCAAACAATGCCGGATTATGTAGGTAATTCGTCCCATTTGAACATTCTAAACCTATAATGGCAGAATGGAGAGCAAAGAACCCACCTTCTGCAAATGGATAGGACTTTGTAGGATCGACGTTATTCGCACGTGCATAATTTTTATTCGAAATCTGGCTAAGATCTATTGTATGAGGATATGTCCTCCCTCCGAATGTAAACATTGAACTTAGGCTATTTGCACCTTTCGCGGATTTACAGTTGGCATCTCCAGCATCGTAGGTAAAGAAGAAATTCCTTGCCTTTCCGCCTATTGTAGTGATTGGCCCTGGAGAAATTGCTGTAGGAGCAAGATATACGCTTTTTACTCCGTCCCAGATGATTTCCTTCCTCGAGATGCCTTTCCAATATTTTCCGGTATCTCCCAATCCATCTAAAACCCACAAACCGTCAATAGACCCTATTCCGATGGTATATTTTGTCTCCACAGTCTCCCATGGCCGAAGTATCCTTACCTCGTCTCCATCAGAATTATATAGTTTAGTGCCAGCTCCATATTGACTATAGAAAGATACAGCATCAAATGCACCTGCAGCAGAATACAATTGAGTATGTGCTGCATCTAAATATAATGCAACATCACATTCTGCTTTCATCGCTGCAGTAATACCTATTGTAGGAGCGAAAGTTCCATCTACAAATCTCAGCCAGTTGTTTTTTTTCAGTTCCCCGACAGGTCTTACTGTTTCGCCTGTATTTTGGGTCGTATCTATTAACCATACCCTGAACAGACTATCTGGAATACTTCTGTCTCCATATTCTGATTCTGCCTGAGGATTGAGATTTGTCGGATCCCATCCTCTTATATAATATGATCCGGATCCAAGTTCCAGTTCTGCAACTTTCGTCTGTAAGATACCGATACTCTCAAAATTAGCATTAATTCTTTCTTTATTGTTATTTATTTCATGATTGTTATCTGCAATTGATTGGCTTTGTAAATCATTTTCTGCTTTCAATAATTTTCCTTGTCTAGCACTCAAAATAGCAGAGGCATCATCGGAATTACAATTATCAATGATATTAGGTAGTTCTAGTTTATTGATATTTCCTATCAGTATCCATCCATTTCCCTGATAGGCATAGAGATTTCCACTTTCAGCTTGCGTAAGATTACTTGAATCATAGACAATTGCTAATTGCCCAAAACGCAAGGCCTTTCCATTTGTTCCAATAGGTGATTCATCTGCAATCATCAATGAAGCAGTAGTATATATTTTGCGAATACCAAGTGCATCAGCATTTTTCTCTATTCCCCCCATATATTCAAGAGCATCTTCTTGGAGAGCGAATGTATCTTCAGGAGTAATAGATTCTATATCTGTTTTACCTTTAAGTTCAGCTGCTCGCTGTTGTAAGTCATATAATGATTCCATAGTTAATGTTTAATGTTTTTAAATAAAGGGGGTTCCGATAGAGTCAAAAGTGATATCTATCGGACACAATTCCGGATTCGATTCCAGGCTGCCTATACTTGATACAAGATAGCATTGACCATTGCCCAAAGTATATATATAATGAGGCTTATCTACGGATGGATCATCTCCTCCAGTCAGGAACATCAGACTAACACTTTCCGGTAGTGCAGCCGTAAAAATCAATCCTGGAGTTGTCCAAGTAGCATTAGCACTTGATGCTTTAATATGATATCTTTTCCCTCCATATATATTTTTATATTCGATGGTCCCTGTATATCCATTAGCCCAAGTAATGGATGATAAACGGATATAATCCGTCTTATTTGCTATATCAACCAATGCTGCCAAAGATGGGATGAATTCTGAGATATCATCAAACTTATAATAAGTCCCCGTCTGAGTGGCAATAAGTTGTGCCGTAATTTGCTGTTGGCAGGCCCGAGTCTGGGCATCGGAAAATACTCTACTCTCAATATCTGTCGAAATGATTTGTACATAAGCAGAACCGGTTGCACTGATATCAAGTCCGTTCACAGCTGGCAAAGTGATAAATCCTTTGTCTTTCACCCATAATATTCCGGAAGTAGTCGAAATGGAATTTCCTGAATAAGATACTGTCGGCTTCGATAAAAAAAGTATATCCTTAGATATATCCCCTCCAAGAGAAGAAAGGAACTTATCAAGGGCATCAGCAGAAGCTGACTGTATAACAGATAGATCATCCAGATATACCGGTTGTCCGCCCTCTTGAAATTTCATTTTAATCATAATCGTATATTTCTATGCTGTATGTTCGTCCAGCAGGTTTGAATTTGTTCAATATTGATACTATCTTGCGATAATATACCCCGTTATATTCATCTTCAGCAGGGTTGACTGAAGTACAGAGGAATGACGGGATATGCACTGTGAAATTATATTTCAACGTACTTTCTCCCTTCAGCCAAAGATAATAAGGAGATGACTCACTTTTCAGATATATAGTCTGAGCAGCCTGACCTTCACTCTCGAAGAAGAATATCCGCTTATTTTCGTCCTGCGTGGTATCTATATAGATGTCATCATCATGAAAGAAAAAGGCATCATTTAACGCCTTCTGCAGATATTGCACATTAGCAGTTGTATTCAGAGTCTTATCCGTATCATTTTTTAAGGCATTGAATTTATCAAAGATATATATAATCGGAATAATCAGGATTTGAATAATCTTGATCAGTACATTACTCCTTAACATTGTAGGGAGCATGTGAACCACAAATTTTTTAAAATCAATCTGATACGACATATATTAATGATGTTGATAGTCCGGATGGAATATAGCTTCCGCTTGCTCCGGAATAGTTATTACCCGGAATAGTTGTCCAGGTTGTTTCTCCTTCTTTTTGATATTGGCATTCTCCGAGTTCAATATCTGAGACGCCTTCGACGGCCTGTATAGCATCCACAAGTTTCGTTTTGTTGAAGATTCCTCCATAGATAATACTTTTTAGAAATAAAGTAATGGCATCTTCGACAGGTTTATTTCCATTGGCGATGGAAGTACCCGTATTGTCCAATATCAATGGATCAATATAGATCGTTGCATTGATAAGCAGCTTATCCGATTCTTTCGATGTAATATTTAGGATTACACCTGCTATTTTAACTCGGTTCATATAGTTTTTGAACACCGTTAAATCGTCATTTGAAAGGGCTTCAGGAATCCCGTTATTATCACCGGAGACAAGTATCTGTACGGAAGTCCCTTTGTCTCTTACGGCAGCATATTTCACTATCTGCTTGCTTTCATCGATATTTTCGTAGATATATTGCATTGTATTTTCATTAAATACAAGAGCATCTCCCTTCTGATATTTCAATGCAATTGAATGATACCATGGGACGGAAGCAACGACCGCATCCGATATCTTATTACTGACATCAGACAGATACTGGTCAAATATCAATTCAAGTACATGTGTTGCAGCTGCGACGATGAAAAAAATAATGTTTTCAAGGCTGACAGATGAAAAACTTCCGCTCCAGGTATCCGAGGAAATCAATCCGTACTTTTCCCGTAGTGTTTCATCTGCCAAAAAAGCATCTGTCATTGTTTTTTTTATTTCTGCGACTGTTCGTGCCATAATTATTAAATAAATTGTCTGGTGAATTCCTCACCGAATATCCTCAAGATGATGCCACTATTATCTTTTGCCGTGGCCGGAGAGACATTATTATTCTTGCAATAGATTTGCATAGTTTGGTTATAAGTATTGTCAGGTATAGATAATACAGTGCCAGCAGCAGGGACATCCGTAACGCTCAATCCATTTAGAAACGCCATGTCGACAGCTGCTTCCCAGGAACCGAATTCCTGTACCGCAATATCTGCCAGTGTCTGTCCTTCTTTTGCTGTAATTTTCATTTTTCGATATTTATAATTCTCGAATAAATTATCCGAGAATGTGGATTAAAATTGACTATTTTAATATTATATCCTATTTTCCCCCATTTCCACCAGAGAAAATGATGCTTATAAAGCACATATAGATAAGTCTGTAATGAATCTCTTGTATTATAAGTGCAAGTTGATGCAGGGATATTCACCTTTATATTCGTCCAATAATCCTTATAATTATATATGCTGTCCGCCTGTTTCGTCAGTGGTACTGAATCCGAATTGGATACTGATATAGTGCTAATATTCGACAAATCCTTTATTTTCAGTTTCAAGTCCTTAATCAACTGTTTGTCGAGCAAACTCTGACGATTCAATTCCTGCACGGTTTCGGATACGACTCCTTGTGTACCTACTGATGCCGTATCATGGATTGTATCCGTTTTAATGGGATCAGTAAGTGCGCTGACATTGTTCAATTGCCTACTGTAATCTTGTTTCAACACATTATTTCGTTTGATTACGAATACATTCAACAGCCCAGACAAGAGCAGTAATGATATAATCAGAATTGATATTTTTGTTTTTGCTTTCATAATAATTGTTATTTTTAATTTAATACGGCCAATGCCCTCTTATAGTATATCACTCTATCGATATAGCCATTGTACCCGCCATTTATTTTCTTTGTAATGGCCATGAAATCTCCTTTGTCAGCGAGTGCATTAAGTCCGTGAATTGTCCACCACCAGCAGGCTGACTGAACGGCATAGTTGGGCTCTTTAAGTAGTTCAGGATGACTGACAAAGTCAACTCCCAATCCTTTTGATACAGCAGCATAGTTAGCCCTGCCCGTTATCATGATGCAACCACACCCCTTGTAGCGCTCTCCATCGCCTTTTTTGGTATTTCCGAGGTCTTTTCGGCCTTCATACTTCTTGCCTGACGCAACCTCTTCGGTATACTGGAGATTATCCGTCTCGTGAAGTATCTGCGCAAGAAACGCAGCTTGTCTCAACTTAGTGTTGATGGAGTAGTAGGGCATCCATTTGTTGAGCAAGGGAATGTATAGGGCAACCTTATCCTTAGCTATGCCGGGGGCTATAGCCCTAAGCATGTCATTTGTCAGTTTTTTCATCTTATTTTTGATTTTTTGAAATTGATAATCCTTTTTTCCGACGAATCAAAATATTCCTTGTCAATTTCAAATCCTATATAGTTTCGGTTTGTATTGATGCAGGCTATGGCCGTACTACCCGAACCTGAAAATGGATCGAGTACTGTAACTCCGTCACCGCAAACAATATTCAACAGTCGTTCCAACAGACGGACGGGCTTCTGCGTAGGATGTATAGCATCATAGTGATTAGGACTTTCCTTTATTATCGATTTTTCATTCAATCCGAATTGTATGGATTGCATTACGTTGCAGCATCTGTCTCCTGTTTTTCTTTTGTCTGTATTGACTGCGAATTTTGTAAACGTATCGCAATCCTCTCTATCTGTCCGTATAATAGATTTTTCGTTACAACCTTTTTCCATGCTTCTTGCTACACTAACACACCTATCCTCTTTAGTTATCTTTGAGGATATACTTATATTGTTAGCCTTCCAACCATCAGAAGTATCTCTAATGTTGTTTCTTAAAAAATTTTCTACTGCAAGAAGGGATTTTGGATTATGCAATATTGAACGCATTCTCTTGATATCATCCATGATAGATGCTACATCGTATTTTTTCATCTCTAAATAAGGGACTTTCGTTTTACGTATAGTCCCTTTACCCTTTGTATGGATAGAAACAGTCTCATGAACTCGGCTTAACCTCATAAGAGGAGAGGTACAATAACCTTTGCTCCAAATGATTTCCTCCTTAAAATTAAATCCTAAATCTGAAAGGATGGTATTCCATCTGTAGAATGATGTGCCCCTACCAAACATGACGATAAAACCATCTTTCCTTAATATCCTCTTAACTTCCAAAAAGAATGAATTTTCATCAAACGATCTATCGAGTTTTTGATTTTTTAGATATAGATAGGGTGGATCAGTTAATACTACATCAACACTTTCAGAAGGGATGCCCTTCATCCCCTCAAGACAGTCTTTGTTATAAACTCTATTTAATTCGATCATAACTGTTCTATTTTCTTGTCAATTTTGTCAATCGTCAAGTTAACCAAAGACTTAATATCGTCCCTAAGTTCTATAGGTATAGAAACTTGTTGCTCATGAGGAGCTCTAATTTCCCACCATACATCTTTGTTCTCTTCGAAAAAATACTGCATTTTCTCACAATTTTTTTTCAAAGAATCCAAGGCAATAATTGCTTTCACTTTTTCTTCTGTCATGATTGTTTTTTATTATCGAGTTCATTTAATGCATTCTTCACTTCATCTTCCGGTACTCCAAGTTTATTGGCAATTTCTCCTACCAGAGCGAATTTAATGACCCTAAGGAATGGAATATGAGGGAAACAAATTAGCATACTACCAAGAGTGCTCCAGAATTCAACCAGGACAATCAACGAACATATAATATTCGTGGTCAGTCCACTGTGTATCCCTAACAATTTGTCTATACAGCTGAAAGACAGAATAGCACATCCATATACAGCTATCTTACCGATTGTGTCCCGTGCCAGCTGACTTTTGGCAAACTTGCCTTGTTTTATACTTGCGGATATTCCCCAGGCTGCATCCATAACGATGGCAATAAGAGCTATTCCGACTGCTGTTCCATGACCGGATATACAATCAACGACAAAGAGTATAACCAGTGACAGCCAACCCCATACCGTCGATAATATGCCCTGTAATTTCGTGATAAAATGTACGATTATCATAATTTTCTTATTTAATATTTTGCTTCTATCTTTATTCCGGTGGTAGTTATTTTAACACTTTCCACCTGTTCATTGTCCATTTCAAGCTGCTCCTTGATACGGGTACGCCAATATATCGGATCATTGTCCAGCAGCATGTCTTCAATGCCAACACCCATGGCAGGATATTCCTTGATTTCTCCCTGATGAGCCTGCAGGATGACGGCCTGATTTTGCCGTAATATATCTCCGACTACCAGTCCGCTGATAATTCTACCGTAAGCATCTCTTTTTATCGAGATTACCGGGACATAATCTATCATCTGTATACCGTTCATATCAGTGTTTTATTTTATCGTCTTCATAATCTCCGGCCGAAAAGTTCGATGCGAGTGTCATTGTCGGGATATTTTTGTCCGGATGCGTATGATTGTTGAATATTTGCACTAACGCATTCAGTTTATTTGTCAGTTCTTGTATTTTGACCATTCCGCCGAGATTACCTCCGTTGATTGTAATGGACCCTGTGGCCTGTATCGATTCTACATGATCCATGGCAATGACTATAAGATTTGTCAAGTCTCCGGAAAGGCTCCCTACAGTTACTGCCGTACCTATTTTCGGTACCAGGAGCAGTTCGCCGGCGTCTTCAGATTCTGAACTCCTAAGACGCACATCCGGTACAGCTGTTTCTCCGATCTGAACCTCGCAGAAAATTCCGTCAATCTTATTGACAATCCCTTGATAGATTGTAATCTGCTGTGGATTTTGAAGTCCTGACAAATTGTCTCGAAGTAATTTATATTGATCCATATTAACTTAATCTAAATCCTAATTGTATTTTTCTTTTTCCACCGGAACTGGAGAATTCTGTAGTAACAGCCGAAATGAAATAAGTTCCGTCCTTATTGGGATAATCGGAATCATGCAATGTAGCACTGTCAGCAGGTAAACATTGTGGAATCATCCATCCTGTAATGCTGCCTTCATATCCGTCATAACTCCGGCGTTTCACTTCTATTTCCCCTAATGCCTTCATGCTTTTCACATCAGACGTAGGACATTTGATTTCTACCTTATCTCCGCCAGTGCTGCCGACCTCAATTTCTTTGACGGTTCCATCCGGCTGCAGTGATTTTACGACAACCATTACTTTTTTGTCCTCAGCATTCATATAGGTAAGGTCCGATTCTTCGATATTCAAAGAGAAATCATAGAATCGTTCAATGCCTATTTTTTCTCCCGGAGGATGGATATGTAATTTACCACCGGCGAGATAGATATCCGCCTTGCATTCTTCTTGTACCTTTTTAAGGACGTCATAACCCGTTGCATTGTTGACAATAAATTTTGCGTACGTCCAACTATACGAGCAACTGATGCCATAATGCAGTCCGCATTCTGACATGACCTTTTCCAGAAGGGCCTGAAGAGTGATTTTCTTATATTTAGCATTCGGTATATTTTTTCGAAAAAGAAATAAATCATCCTCACAGATCAGTTTGATATTTCCGCCGTCCGTACTGATTCGCTGAAGCCAACCGGTAAATTCGGTTACCAGTCCGGTCTCCTTATATCCCAGGCGGATCACGACCCGGTCACCTCGATGTAATTTGCTCTCTACATGCAATGCAACATTGTATTGCGCAGCAGGCAAAGTGATTTCGGCCGTATCCGAGAGTAGTTCTACGGAACGGTGTATCTCAGCCTTATCAAGCATCCCTAATGTATAGGCTCCCACAGCAATATCATATATCATATTATACATAGGCTTATACTTTAAGATCGTCTCGACTCAACAACAACTTATATATATCATCACTATAGGCTGTTATGGTATAGTTCTGGTTTGTCAATCCAGAAGTAAACGGAATCTGCCAGCTCTCAATGGCAATTTGACTGATGTCGAATATCTCAAGCAGAGGACTGAGAACCTTGATATGTCCTGCCTCGCAGAATGATCTAAGTTTGGCGATATCATCTTTTGGGTAACTCCCGTCATTGCTCATGAGTATACCTTCGATAGTCACTGTATAATCATCCTGTGCCCAGCGTTCTTTAATGCTTCCTCTAATTTTGCCCTTATTTACTTTTCGCCTGGTAAGGATGTTCTGACCGTTGATACTGATCATCGGTTCCATCGGCAGCAACCATTCCGTTGCTCCTGATTCTTCTTTTTGCAATCTCAATGGAGCAGTCATCGGCCGTCCAAGAGCATTTGTCCGGACAATATCTTCCAATTCCTGGTCCGTCATCGTTGTGACATCAAAGTCCTTACTGTCAACGATAGACGCCTTCGTCGGTAGGTAACCGTAATTGATACCATTGACCTCCCGGTCTCTCCACAGCGAATATGGCGGGAACTTGTTCAGTCCAGCTGCTCTCAATGCGAGATTTTCCAATATAAATCTTGATGCTTTGTTCATCGGTCTGTACTTGTTGCTATGGCCAGAGCCCTGTTCAGGCTCTGAATGACAATTCTTTCGAGTTCCGCCGTATCAGTACGGTCTGCCATTGTTACATTGATATTGTCGAAAAATTTTCCGATATTGATATGGATGGAGGTATTTCGAGTACCTCCGGTTGCCATTTCTTCGGCAGTCTTTTTTCCCTTTTTTTTCTTCTTTTTGGCATCTCCTGATCCAAATAAATCACTATAGTCTTCTTTGCTTCCTTTCAGTCCTGGAGCAGATATAGCATTATTATTGGGAGATATATTTCCCTTTTTTGTAGCAGTCTTTTTTTCTGCCGATTCTTTTTTATAATTTTTTTCATATAAGGACGATATTCCGGACAGGGCATTTTTCACTGCTCCTCCAAAGTTCCCCTTGAACAGATTTGCGAGAGCACTGCCTATTTTCCCTATTCCGCCCAGTAGATTTTGTATTTTGTCAATGACGTATTCTTTTATTATTTTTCCAAATCCTTTCATCACTGACCAAATGTCAAGGATGAAATTTTTCAGTCTGGAAAATTGGGTTTCCAGAACTGACCCTACAGTTCTCAATCCATCCAGAAATGTCCCTATTTTGTCGATGACGTATTCTTTTATTACTGTTCCGAATATTTTTAGTACTTCCCATACTGTAATGACAAAGGCCCGGAAGCCGGCAAACTTGTTCCAACAATAGATAACGGCTGTTACCAGTAAGGCAATACCTGTAATGACAAGTCCGATAGGATTGGCAACGAGTACGAAGTTCAAGGCTGCCTGTACGGCCGTCCATATTCTTGTTGCTCCTGCAA